GTCCCCTTTAAATCATCGAATGGCTCAGCCACCGTCTAGTCATAATATATGTATTTTATCATATATTTTTAGTATTTTCATATATTTAGTTAAATTCCAGTAATAATCATTGTGGCCATGTTTTTACACAAAATGATTATATGCAAAAATCATCAATAATAACATATAAATTTTGACGTTTATTTGACGTCAAAAAAAATAAGGGGTACCGATTGGGTACCCCTTTTGTTGTAATTTACTATTCAATATTATGTTTAGTGGTAAAATTTGCGATTTTTACTTCTAATCTAATTCAGTTAGTCTAAACAATTTACCATTTCTGAAGAGCATTTCACATCGATGGTTGTTTTCATCGACTAGTGTTGCTTCAAATAAACCTTCTTCCGGAACTTGAATATCTTCTGCAAAATTGTAAGTCTTTCCATTAAATTCAAATGTCTTTGCCATATTTTTACTCCATTTTTAATACCGCACCGCCAATATCAATTTTATAAGCATCAATTATTTTCTTTCGTATTTGCTTAAATTCTTTTCCATGTCCTTTAAAATGACACTCGATAGTGGCATGTGCTAACTCATGATAGATTGTATTTAACTCAATATCTTTATCGTGATTATTCTTACTTAACTCAATCAAGCAAGAGTCATCATTATACCAATATGTTATGCCTAATAGCTTTTTACTTCTTCCGATATATTTATGTATTAACAAATCAGGTTTAAAAGAATAACCCAATGCCTCAATATTGGCTATTGCTTTTAGAAATATATCAGCATACGGCATCATGTCATCGTCGAGATATAGTGTACTGATTTTATCACCTCCATTAACTATCATCTAATAGTTGACTGTTGCAAACCGTGCAACTCGGAGATAATTGGATCACCATTCCTTTACTGTATACAGAACACTACCACCTTCAAAATGCTGTCTGTCAAAGTGTGCTAATACTTCAACTTTGCCTGCTTGATAGCCAATAGTCTCATAGGCTTTACTGTCTAATACCGTTACACTAGCTTTAATCTTATGAGCCTTGTTTAGGTTGATTTTATAAACGTCCACCTTTTGTTTATCCGTATTAGCAACTACTGCGGTTCTATCCGCCTTTTCTGTTGCTGCTTTAGGTAATGCCGGGTCCTCATGTTTGATAGCCTGTTGCGTTTGTTTGGCCGCCTGTTCTACCGTAGGGGCCTGTACATAATATGTGGTTACCGGTTGAGCAGTTTCCATCTTGGAAATAACTTGTTGTGCTTCATCTTTAGTAATATAAATTGCATTAGCCAGTTTTACAGGATCTTTTATTTGCTCCTGTTTTAATATCACAGGTTTTTTAACCTGATGTGAATTATATATAGATACCCCTACAATGGCTAAAATAATTAAAATTAGCCCCCCTATGAGAATTTTATGTCGTTTTAGGTAACATAACACCTTGAAAGTCCAAAGGCTCATCATAGCCCCCTTTCTTGCATTTCTTGCGAGAACATTTCTAATGCTTGTGCTTTTTCTGCATCGAACCGTTCAACAAGATTTTCACGCAACCAACTAGGATTACCTTCATAGTTCCATGGATGCAACTTTCGCTGTTCATATGCACCATTAATTAAATCCCAGTCAAACTTAATGTCGTTTACATAAGATAAGTTCCAATCAGGCTCCCAACCCGGAACATATTGCATTGCCTCTTTAAAAAGATTAACAACTTCACCGGGACCATATTGAACGGCCGCAGAAAATACAACATCACGCAATGCTCGGCTATGTTTATTTACATCAAATAATTGATTAGCTAATTCGCTACATGCAACATCATAATAAGCATATTTAATGTAGTCGTGCTGCATTTCCATGAAACCGTTAGGGTCCACAGTTCCTAGTTCTTGCCATTTGCTAATGAACTCATCGGAGTTAATAGGTCCTGCACTTTGAAGAGCTCTCGCATAATCTTTGTAGAATCCATCTTCTTGACGCAACCCCCAACCAAGGAACGCATCCACACTTCCGCAATTACTTGCTAATTGGTAAGCACCATACGAAATTCCCCCACGGTCCCCCTCACCTGTCGACACAATAGCTGGGTCACCATTACTTTCATATGCCGCACTTAATTTTCCTAGTTCCATTTGTTTTGCTCCTTCCTATTTGATTCACGTCCTCCTAAATAGCCAACGAGCCCGGAGGAAATACTCATGGCCAATTCGTTATAACCATAAAGGACGGCCATTATATTGACCGCCCCTAGGATGAGGATTGTTAACACCTCACGAATACTAATTTTTTCAATCATTTAATCGCCTCTTTTACAGATTTAATGAATGCTATTAATTGCTGAATTAAACCGATCGCACGTTTGAACCACCTCGATTCTACTAATTCAAGCTCGATCATGTTTTCTACACAGGATGCTAGTTCAATTACAATGGGAATAAGATACATTCCGGTGCTTAATAACACATCGATGCGACCTAAGAAAATAAATTCTACATCTGGTAATGTAAGTAAGATAAACGACAATACAAATAACCAAGGATAGGATTTAACCAATTTCTTTGTCATATCGGCTCGCAATTTATTACTGACTAGGAACCTATGTTTCTTTCCATTGATTTCAACATATCCCCATCCACGCCAAAGTATGGCCAATATGGTGTTTGCAACTGTACAGGGTCTATTGGTTGCAATATTAAAATTGCGCACCTCAACTAAGATGCGCAATATCGTATCAACAAATACCAATATCAATGTGCAAAATATAGCTAATGATATTTGTACAAGTTCATGTTCATTTAATCCCACCATAATAGGTGGTGGAGCGAATATTTCAATCATATGTTCCCTGTCCTTTCAATTACTAAACGCTTAACCCCACTATCAATAAATGCTTTTCTGGAAATTTGATTATCGATATTGAACATAATTAAATCATCGTTATTGTAATTTCTAGATGTTGTAATTGTGATTTCAATATCTTTAGATGTCGGAATCGTTAATTCATAAGATTTATTTGTCATTGCCGTGATTGTTACTCGATATTTACCTTTTGGTAAATATACATACCATCGGTTAAACTTTTCGACATGCCATGTTTCCCATTTCCATGTGTTAAAACCTATAGGGTCATACTGCACATATCCTTTGTCACCATTCGGCTTAACTACATTTAAAGGCGTCCGATTTTCTGCAACTCTCGCATACAAGTTTTGCCCATTAAAATGGACACAGATGTAATTACCACCCGTGTCCTTAGAATTATCTGTTAAATTGTATGTTTGTATCTGCCCATTAGGTGTTTTTGTTTTGATAACTGCCATTATTCCACCCACAATTCTGCGCCATTTGCGAATGTAATTCTGTTTTGTTGCCGTTCGCCATACATCTTATGCCAACCAGTATCAGTACCATTGGAAATACCGCCGTAATACAGGCCATCAGAACCATTATCAATCAATAATAATCTACCTTGCCATTGCTCAGAATTACTAAACTCTATAACAACGCCATTATTAGGCGCATTAAGCGCACCTTGTTTAACTTCTCTAAATACAACACACCCCAATGAAGATGGGTCTTTTGTATAATCTGAGTTAGTATTCATTCGATAACTCATAAAACCGCTAGAAGTAATAGCACCAGCAATACTTGTATTTCCCTTTTTCTTAACATATGAACTATCTGCCGTAGTTTTAGATAAAACTGTTCCAGTATCTGACATATCATCTTCTGTTAGAACTCTGAATGTTTTATTTTTGTTAGCATCGTAATAACCTATTGAGGTCCCTAAGAATATAGTCCGGTTATCGCTCATGCCAAATTCCATGCTATTACCAGTAGACATCTTAACTGCATGATGAGCGCTACCTTTGGTATCTGTTACTTGCACAGATGTATTATTGGGCATGATAATAGGGCCCTTCATCTTGCCGCCACTCAACCCTAAATAATCAAGATTTTTCAACCGTTGCATATTGATTGAGTTTTCAAAGTCGTAATTTGGGTCGCCAACATATATGTCCACTTGGTGACGTTTGTTAGGCTTTTGAGTAAGCACAGAAAAATAGAACTTGCCATTGTAATACGCAATATCTTCAATTTCAGTTTCACGATTGATTTCAATGATCTGTTTAACCGTCCCAAACGGAGTACATTCAACCAAACTGCCTAGTGTTGCTGACATAATAGCTCCATTGAGCATGAAGGCGCCGTTATTATTCATGTCTGGATAGATATAATCGACTTGGTAAGTCTTCAGCTTTTTGAATTCATCATTATATAGATTGATGGTTCTGACTCTTTGGTTACCAGCGATAGGGACAATGGATACGTATGTTCGTGTAATCGGATCATAGTCAATGTTAAATACCTTTTCTTGTAATGTAATAGTATTTTCGATTGCCATAGTATCGGCATTGATAACCGTCAAATTATTGCCATTTTTAAGCCCATTGGTAATGTAAATCTTATTTGTATACCGATTGTATGTCATGGTATTACAATGCCCTAGACGCTCAGAATCCTTGAATTTATAAGTACCTACTTTTTCAAAAGTATCTGGGTTAAGCTCGTAAAGAATTTGATTAGTACCTTCACCATTGATACAAGCCAGTACAAATACATTCTTTTTAGAATTGTAAGTAAACCCTTGGCATTGGTTAACTTCTGCATCATACGTAATGTTTTTCACGAATGCTATGTTGGATGCACCTTTTAACATTGGTGTTTCTGTAGGATAATATGGCTTGATGTTGGTATATACACCCATATCCATGACAGAACCTACTGTATTAAAAGTTAAATGTTCAGTCAGTTTATATTGCCCATTTGGCACTAATAAGATTTTATTCTTTAGATTATCATTAGCTCGTTTAAATGCAACCGTATCATCTGCTACACCATCACCAACTGCACCAAAGTCTTTAACCGACACAATACCATTTAGTGATTCTTTTCCAATGTATTTAGCATCAGCTTCTGTTTTAGTTACAATCCCTTTACCGCCGGGAACGGCTATTTCCTCGGCTTTCGATGCTGCTATTTCAGCACGCTTGGCAGCATCTTCCGCCTTTTTAGCATTACCTGTACTTGCGATTTGTTTATTATCGATGTCTGATTTAATCGTGTCTGCTTTAGATATTAAATCATTAATTTGTTTCTTATTCGATTCTGCCTGCGCAGCATATGCTTTCGTATTATCTGCAAGTACTTGGGTTTTCTCAAATGTATCAGCACTTTGGATAAGAGCTGTATTTGCAGTCGCTAATTTATCATCCACCGTTTGAGATAATGCATTAATATTGTCGTTAATAGCTGTTAGCTTTGTTGCATTATCTTGCACTTCATTTGCCTTAGTCTCTGCAGTTAATGCAGCTGCAATTGCTTTTTTAGCCGCCTCAATGGAATTATCGACTATATCACGTGCAACTTGATTTGGATCTTCATCAGCGCCTACACGAATTTGCAATGTGCGATCTAATTGCTCTTTTAATTCTTGTAGAATCAAAATAACTTTATCGCTCATATTTTCAATATGGTTATACGGCCATTTATTAGCAAGTTCTGTTGTTTGTGAAATTGGTGTTTGTCTAAACAATATAACTTTGTAATCAGCCGATAATGGATCGCCAGTACTTGGATATGTCAACGTTTTATTTTTTGCATCATATGCAATATTTCCTGTTTGCTTAAATTGTTTACCATCACTATCTACTAGAATAATTGAAACGTCTTTAATGTCGTTAAAATCATATGGCCAAATAAAGACCTTATTCACTCCATCACATTGGTATTGAACAACTGGATTGTTGACTTGTGGAATCACAATATCCCGCCTTTCTTTGCATATAAAGAGGACTACCTACAATTAGGTAGTCCTTACTTTTACTGTTTCTTTTTCTTTTCTTTTTTAGTCTTTAAACGCTTGTCTAACAAAATTGACATGAATACATCTTCAATCTTGGCATCCGTATCAGTTAGCCCTACACGCAACAATGTCCAGAAAGCATCGGTTACGGTATCACTAAAACCAGTTACACGGTTAGAAACCTGACTGAGCGAACGGCCTACATCAACAATATCTTTATTGTCACTTGAGATAGCTTGACCGGTATCCCATAATTTCTCAAAGATACTTAATCCCATTACGGTATTACCTTTATTGTATGGACGTTCTCCTAAAATAAATTTCATACCCATAGTGGCTATATCTCTCACTAACGGAATACCCATGGTTCCTTGTTGTACAAATTCTTCGGCAAAAGACTTGGCGATAGATTCCGGATCATCATCGTCACCATTTGTCATGGATTTATAAATCACCATGCCAATTGCTTGTGATACAACTGTCCACCATAGCATCCGTGCAAATTGAGTCCAGTCACCCCTATCTTTGCCTGCATACCAACCTTCAGCAATAATGTTGTATAGAGTGTTGGCGTATGAGTAGAAAGGAACGAATAACTGCGTTAATGGATTTCTTGCTCGTTGAATAGCTGCTGCATCTTTAGTGTCACCACTTCCGAATATATCTCGTATTACTCGGTCACCTGCTTCAATTGCTTGTTGGTTAATCCACTCAGTACTTAACCCTTCCTTGGATTGGAGTTCAGCAACCTTTTGATCATAAGCGAATTTCCATACTGGTATAGATAATGCGAAGTCTGTTTCTGTGAGCAACCGGAATCCCATATTATTAATTTCATCACGAATTTCAGCGCCTTTTTCAAACTTGTACCCGCCGATATTCTTGTCATTAATACGGAGCCCCTTTCCTTGGATGCTTAATCCTTTTTTGAGATCTTTATCCAAAGTTTGAATACGTTCACGCATAAAGATTGATTGTTCTAATACAAAGTCACGAGTATTATTATAGGTTTCTGTACCGTGGCCATAGAATCCTACACCTGCATGATTAACAGCTCGAAGGACATTACCCGCACCAATACGATATACGGCAACAGGAATATTCAAAGTATTCTGAATGGCGACTGATACACGGCCGGCCATAATTGCTATAGATGTATTCCGTTTTAGTGTTGTTACAATCTTACCAAATGCATCTAATTTAGCCGCCTCATCTTTCCAATTATCACGGACCCAAGTCCGCACAAATTGATAAGAGTTTATGCCAAATTTCTCAACAATATAGTTTTGAAACTCTCTATTGGCTACTAACCGATTCACATCCGTCACAGCTTTACGCATAGTTATATGATTGATTGATTCGGTAATAGCATTCGGAATAACGTCAAAGTCTAACAACAATGATTTATCCTTAACTACATCTAACCGTGATTTAGTAGCACTCATACCAGTTCCTAATATCGCATTACTGCTAACCATAGTCTTAGCAATATCTTCGACTTCCTTATCAGATATACTTGCATTGACTTCTGGATTATACACAATTGGATAATACTGACCGTTGATAGTTCTACCACCAATAGAGAATGTAATTCCTTCTTCTTTCTTTAATGGGTTCCCATAGAGTTCCTCTTGGACTTTGCTACGTTCAGTAAAGAAGGAGTTAATGTGGTCCCATGTCCGAATAATAAATTCCCAATCTTTATCGGTGAGGATTTCTTGAAAGGCTTTTTCCATTTCAACTTCAGTTACCTTGGCCGTTTCCATTGCCCGTTGTCTGTTACGTTCTGTACCCCAATTTAATGCTAATGCAATGACTTGCTCTTTGGTTAGATTACGCAATTCCCCAACATCGTACATATGCTTATTTCGGATGTTAAATAATTCACGCTTACCATACACAGAGGATACATCTTTTGCCAATCTACGCATGGACACTTCCTTGCGTTCATTAAAGGCTTGTGTTGCACGGCTAATCGGATCATAGATATATTTCACAGCATTTGGTCCTAATCGGCGTAAGAATGTTTCAACCTTGAGCAATGATAAATTGCCTTTATTGATAAGTCCTGCAACAGCTTCCAACCCTGTTTGATTGTTTTGTGCATTAAATACATTTCCATTAACTTTACCAAATGTATCGATTGCTTCCGTTAATATGCCATCTACTGCATCATCAAATGTAATCGATTCACCTTTATCATTAAGAATGGTAGAGCCTTCATAAGCGTTGCGGCCATTCTTATACATGCCTGTCATTAATTCTTCCAGTGTGTTCAACTGACTCATTGTTAGATTTTTAAATGACATAGGTGTTTTACCATAGAATAGTTGTACAATCCATGGGTCAAGGAATGTAATACTTTGGTCACCTAGAATATCCGCATCAGGATCTAATGCATTAATTACTGCATTCATATCAAACCCATCTACTGGCTCAAGCCCATCATATTTAGTTAACCCCATTTGATATGCCATATGTGCGTAGAAGTAACGCATATTAGGTTCAATAGTAATAGGATTCTTAGGTCGTGTCATCCTATTTAGATTATCAAGTATCTTAGTTCTTAACTTTTTAATACGGAGCGCATTGTCAAACGCAACACGAGCCCTCGCTTGATTTAGAAGTTGTAACTGTTTAGCTTGTAGTGCCTCTTCCAGTTTATTGACTGCCAATGACCTATCAGCACGCTTACCTTCACGAATAGCTTGGTTTTGATACTTCTTATACTGGCTAGCTTGGGATAAGGTCAAATCGCCCAATTCCTGTCTAGCACGATTCATATAATCATTTATCACACCTATACCACTATCTCGGATAGCACGTACATTGTTAATACGTTCTTGCAGTAAGTCTTTTAATTGTTCTATACGTTCTTGTGAGCTTAATGACTGATTGTCTAATCTCATTAACATACGCTCTTCTAATCGCTCTTTTTGTTCGATTATCCTATCAAGTCGATTAGTAACAATTGTCAGACGTTTACTTAACTCATTCTTCTCATCTTTAAGTTCAGCTTGATTTTTACTTGTTTGTTCTTGTAATTCTTTTTGTTGTTCTTTTAGTCGCTCGATTTCATCATTAGCTTTATCCAACTCTTTAGAAACAGATCCAAGCTCTTTATCAACCTTTGCTTTTTCTTTACGAAGTTTTTGCTCTTTTGTTAACTCTTTTTCGATTATTTCTAACTCAGATTCGATTGTTTCTGAATTAGGGTCAAGTCGATTTAACTTATCCAGTAGTTCCCAGTTCTTCGCAAGGTCACGATTGGTTTGTGACTTGATGATTTTTGCTTCCTCTTCGGTCAACTTCATTTGACCATCTGAAGATAATAGCCACTCTTCAGCAATTTCTATGTTAGATTTGCCAATATGGTTATCCTCAATGAATGTTTGCTCTGCAGATTCCATAGCTTGATTAACAGCTTCATTAAATGTAAACCCTGTTTGCTCACGTTCAGCAGCTTCTAATTCTTTTAGCGTGCCGTATCGAGTATTGGCTAATGCATTTTTACCGAATGCATTATAGCGTTGATGGTCTTTATATATTGGATACTGTTCCATTAAACGCTTTTCAATATCAGCTTGAATAGAATCTTTTTCATCATTCCATTCTTTGATTGGTCGATTCTCCAATTCTTTTATATACCGCTTCATGACACGTTCTTTCGCCATTTCCCCGACGTCGGCAATATGGCTTTGAACCTTTGCTTGTTCAGCTTCATCGAGCTGTTTAAATAACTTGCTAGATTCAAATTGTTCAAGGGCCTGCTCTTTTGTGTAGGCGTCTATATCTTCTTGGGTAGCAATCATGCGTGCCATGATATCTTGTATTTCCTTAGGTGGCAATCCGCCTAGTCGTGTCACCGCACGATAAATACGAGTTAACCACTTCGAGAATATGCGGAATACACGCTGCAATCCTTTAGTAGGTGCGTTACCTTCACGAAGGTAAGCCTCCCATCCACGAGCAAATTTTTCATGTGCCTTTGTATTGTCAGCACCTTTCGCATCATCCCATTCAGACCACTCTTTCAACTTGTTCCAATCTAGAACAAGTTGCTCTGGGGCGTTTTCCATTTCAGCTAGGTTCTTAATGTCGTCAAAGAATACGTGTCCCATTTCATGTAGGAATGTTGACCGGTCAGCCGTTTTGAAGATTTGAATAAGGCGGTCAGTAGGACTATTAATTTGCGTCATGCCATTAATAGATTGATTGTATTTTTGAATTACTTTAATAGCCTTGTCATTAAACACTACATAGCATCGTCCATCTTGCGCACCAATATAAGTAATACCTTTGACACCATACTCATTAAGATGTACTGACGCTTGCTTTGCACTACCTAGCGCTTTTGATAATGCCAGATAAAAATCTCTACCATTTATACCACCATCATTTAATAGTGCAGAAAAATCTTTTTTATACTTACCCCAATAGCTCTCCCTATATTTTTCTTTAGTCGTACCAAGTTCTACTAAAGCATTAAACCACATGGTATCCAGTTGATTTTTTATATCTTTTATAGTATTTGGAGTTTCTTTTAATGCATTTAAATCGATATTGTATTTTTCGGACAATCTATTTAGGTTTCTTTGTGTAATCGTGTTAAGATCTTCTTTAAGAAATTCATCAAGGTATTTATCTTTGAGTAAACGGTATTCATCATCTAGTTGATTAAACTTACTATCTAACTCATCAATTTCTTTTTTAGCATAATGGTTAAACAAAGGACTATTTGTATATTCATTGATAAATACTTCTTTTTCTTGTTCTGGCAAAGCATTAATTGCTGCGTTTAAATTTTCTTTCGTTTCTTTACTTAAAACATTTAACGATTGTTGCTCATCAATCATTGTTTTAGTATCTGGTATATCAACTTTAAACAATGTGCCTTTATCAACACCATGAATTAAAGATAGTTCACTCCTATATAAATCAGATACTTTTTTATCTTTAGCAAAATATAAACCCCAACCATGAACTTGATTTCCTTCACCACTACCGATAGCGCCTAAATCAAACTCATCAAAATCATGTGGTGAACCGTGCCATGCAGCTTGATAATATTGATAATTATATTGTTTGCGTAGCTTGTCTAAATCGTCTTCGTTTGGTATACTATTGTTAACAATAAACTGTTTAGTAATCGGTTGGGCCATTTGTTGCCTGCTACCCGTTACTAGACGGTTTATTTTTTTTGTATTCGCATATAACAAATTGCCATTTGCGATTTGTTGATTATACCAATTGATATTACGTCTTGGCGTAATGGTTTTAATTTTATTTATGTTTGTTCCATTAGCAGTTTTAGTAAATGTAACGACAACTTGGATGTTCTCACCGCTTGCATTTATATTTGGGTTGCCGTTTTTAGCATACATATCTAATACAAGAATTGCTTCATCAGGAACTGCTTTTTGTGAACGACCATTATAATTTTTAAATACAGCAACTGGATTAGCTATTTTTTTAGGCAATAATTTAATGTCATCAATTGATATTTGATTAGCGTGTTTCCCAGTAATTACTTTATGAATTATGCTCGGATCAATCATGACAGCGCCATCAAGTCCTAACATTTGTAATACGAGTGGAGAATCCATTATTTGAACGGTTCGATTAATTTGTTTTCCGTTCAATTGATCATCAACAACTTGTCCCCAATTCTTTATATCCGTTTCTATTTTTTGCTGCATTTGTAATGGTTGTGCATACCCATTATTATATGCACCGCCGTTCATTTGTACACGAACAGTATTGAAATAATCCATGGCCGTATAGTTACCACGTCCTGCACGTCGCATAATATCTGCCATAACATCAGCATGTTGTGCCATGAGTAAGGCATTAGCTTCCGCCGTATCACGTTGTTTACGGTCTACAGTTTCATCACTCATTATGGATTTAAGTGATTGATACACTTCATAACCAGATTTAGATAGTTGCATACGTAAAGCGATATCATTATCTGCCAATTCAAATAATGTATCTCGCATAGATTCTAGCGACTCAATCTGTTTAAGTGTATGTTCCATATCAGCATAATGGGCACCCGCTTGATTAAGTGCTTCTGGATTATCTGCTAATGCACTTTGCGTACGAGCAAGGCTAGATTGATACGCCATTCGTCTACGCTCTGAATTGGAACGTGGTGGCTTGTTTTCGCCTAACCATGTAGGATTTACACCGCTAGTACGTGCGGTTTCTAAATCTGTATCCATAGCATCAAAATCGCTTGTATATTGTTCCCTGTATTGCTCGGTTAATTCCTTATACACATTGTTAAATGTTTGTTTAATGTGTGTTGGATCAGCAAGAACCACATCAAGCATTTCTTTGTCTACATCGGATACTTCATCAAAGTAGGAACGAATAATATCATTCTTAACACGCTCTGCACGTTTTTCGGTATCATCCTTAACAAGGTCTTTCATAGCATGTACTTCTTCTTTTGCACGTTCAAGCGTTTTCATGGAAAGACCACCACGTGTAAAGTAAGAAGATTCTTCTAATGCTTTAACTGTTTCTTCAGACAAGCCGCCACTTAATTGAGCATATGAACCAATTGGAATTTCAATCGGAGCATCAGCCGTAATTGCTTTGGATACTTCCTCTTGTGTAGTAAGTCCTGCATCCACCATATTACGAATAGCCGCTTGACCTTCTTCGGTTTCAGCCATTTCATTGACATTAACATAAGCGGTAGATACGCCTATATTATCTCCCTGAGCTTGTACGATTTTTCCGTATAACTCAGGGTTTTCTTTTGCCAAATTATTAACTGCAGCATCGTTTTTAAGGTTCTGCATGATAACATGACCGTTACGGTTTTGCTCTTCCATAACATCCATATGTTGTTCTTCTGGTGATAACTTTTGAAAGTCTTTAAAAGCTTTCGTTGTACGAACACCACTAATGCCGCCACCAATTACACCGAAACCAACTACCGCTGGTAGTGCTTGCCACATGGCCTCACCGGCACCTACGAACATATCACCTGCAGAATATGGACCCTCTTGATCATTCGATTTACGCCACAAATTATGCTGCAACTTTTCATTAACGTCTTGTAGGCCTTCCTCAAATAGTTCTGGAGCGCCGGCTTTAATAGAGGCCTTAGCAACTTGTGCTGCAGTAACACCAATACCACGATTGAATGTCTCAGCAGCATTGCTAGTTCCTTTTGAAACTGCATTAGCAAGTGCGGACTTAGGAGCGATTTTAGATGCTGCTTTACCAATAGCCCGAGTGGCTACGAACTCAATACCTGCATCAACTGCGGCAAAAGACATGGCATATTCTTTTGCCTCTTGGTCAGAGTATACTCGATTACCTTTTTGGTCACGTTTACCAATCAATTCAAGATATTTGTTGCCAAATGACATCTTATACATCTCGTATGCCATATCAGCAGAACCTAACCATTTAGCGCCGGTCATTGCAGTAGGTATAGCAGCAGAGCCACCACTAACTACACCGCCACCAATACCGCCAATTATACCGCCTACAATAGCACCTGTACCGCCTTGCTTGCCCATCATATAGATTTGACTAGCAGTTGAACCCAATACCTCTTGTAATGGACTTCCACCATCTGGACGTCTATAATTTTGCAAATTATTTTGTAATCGATTAACTTCAGCCGTTAATTCGCTAATCTTTTGTGGATCAGACTCATAAGCTAAGGCGAAGCCAACATCGCCTAATTTCATTTGATCATTCATTGCCCAAATGCTTTGTTGTAAAGAATCAAATATACCTTTTGTATTCTTGATTGATTCGATATTGTTTAATGCTTGGATACCTTCAGCTTGCGAGCCATATTTTACTTTATAGAGTTCTGGAAACTCATCATAAATATCTTGTAAAACTTGGCCACGTTCTGCCCGCCTAGACAAATAGTCGGCACGTTCAAAGGCTTTATCATCGCCAAACATGACTGTATCTGCACCAATATTTAACGTCTTGGCAATTCGTAAGGCTTCATTAGCACGTAATTGATCATTGTTATATAAGAATAATCGGTCTGTGTTACTAACGAAACTAGCAGGTAAAGCATTAGGCAATGATTGTCCTAATTGACCTATCGCTTGGAATGTATTTCCCTGTTGCCCAAATGGAGATACCGTTGTTGTACCATCATCATTGGTAACGCTTATAGGTGTACTGGCGATTGTAGATAATGCATCTGCTGTGCTTTTTGCAATATCAGATACAGTATCTATTCCTTTACCGATAGCTTGTCCAACTGGCGTTAATCCACCTACAGGGTCAGATTGAACACCAGCATTAGCAGTAAATGAACGAGGTCCTTGTCCGTATCCATGTATTAACGCTTGAAATTCTTCACGTTCTTGTTGATTAATATCAGCCATTTGTATATCTCCGTTGTAATGCATTGTATTCTGATTCGTAAATATCTTGAGTGGAGCCATCACGATATGTTACTCGGATATAATGATTTCCTACAGGTTCAGCATGGACGATACCAATAGCTTGATTACTTGCACCGCTTATTGTAGAGGAATAATCATCTCCATCGCCAAAGTATGGTTTACTTGTACTACGTAATGTACTTGTTGCGACTGCAGCATCGAAGATTTCATCTTTCTCTGCGTCTGTAGGTGGTCTATGATGTTTGGTCTTAAATTCCTCAATACGACCTGCCATTTCTTGTTTAACACCATACTTAAAGCTACCTGCCAATGTCTTATCTTTTGGCATGACATCAACTAATTTGTATTCATATGGTGTTAAATCAATGTTGCTGGCTTTTTTATTGTTATCGTCAATTTCAAGTAACGATGCATCAAGTTCATCATCCATAATTTTATTTGGCAGCACTCGTTCTGCATATGCTCGTGTTTGCTCATATGTGTGAGACTTTGCATACTGCTTAATCCCCCATTTTTCTTGCGCTGTCATCTTTAAACCTTTTTCGTAAATTCTATCAAGCTTAGGTCTTTCACTCGCCATTTTGCCACTCCAGTATTCTTGTTCTTCAGGAGTGGTAGCACCAGCCAATTGAACCTGTGCATATTGGAATGCACCGCTTACATCGCCATTGGCTATTTTTTGATTTAAAACTGTTTGACCTGCTTGTAGACGATCATTAATGGCAATCTTTCTAGTTTGTTCTTGTAACGTAAAATAATTTTTATATGCTGTCCTAGCTTCATCCTCAGCTTTCTTGATTTGGTCTTCCGAGTATTTTGGACTTCCTCCACTGGCCATAGGTGCATTTCTCATTAATGCCTTATAATGATCTGCACTTGCCGTATAATATCCACCGGCTTTTAATTTATCAGCATATTCATCTATAGATTGTGCATTGATAGCATCATTAGGAATGATATATCCTGTCATCCAATCATCAACAAACTCTTCATCAGAATTGTACATTTTATAATAATTTGTACCACCGTCAGTCTGTCTGTTTTCTTCACCATTTGGTTCAACCTGTGTCAAACCTGCGTAATTATGATTTTCTCTAGCAAGTCTGCTTAATTCACCGCCAACTGTACCTTCCGCATATAATTGTCGATATGCGATTTCAGTATTAATGCCATATTTTTTATTAGCATAAACAGCCATATTCCATAATTGTTTATTTTGACCAACTCCACCTTTAATGGCTTCTTCGTTTTCAGTTTCCATTTTTGCTCTAACATACATGGCAGCACTACTCATGCCAGAGTTTAAATCATGTCCATACATTTTATATAACTTAGCATATGTATTGTCATCATTAACTAATTTGTTGATGTTCATTTGATTAGACATCTTTTTATATGGAGTCAAAACACTTTCGCTAACTACACCACTTAATGACGATATTAGATTTTCTGTTCTGGTGGAATCGTTTTCTGCAACAGCTCTATCTAGTAAATACTTACCTGTCTCATCTGTATTAGCACGGATTTTTTCATTGATCTGTTCATCATCCAGTCCCAATTCCTTACCAGTAGACCTATACAAATCACCCATCAATGTAATTGTTTTCATTTGGTCAGCCATGTTGTCAGACCGAATAGCAGAATCACGAAGATTTGTAATTTGATTTTGTGTAGCTGTACTTAACGCCGTTTCATATTGACCTCTTGAATATTTGGATATGTTGTTGTAATCAGTCGTTTTAGACGTTTCGACAGCTTTCGTAAAAGCATTAATAGCATCATTTGTTCTGAATTTATATTTACCCATAATTTCCCGTTGTATCTTATCTACACCGGCATTATAGTCAGGCAATATAGATTGAGCATTCATCCCTTTTCGATTCATCAGCCCATCTTTATCATCATTCAGCAACTGGTTAGTACTATTATTGAACTCATTAATAGCATTGGTTACATCGATGTAATCTTTTCGCTTATCAATTTCTTCCCATGTATTAGTTGCCTCTTGCAACGCTTTATTCATGGCATTCAGACCACTTACATTACCACCATATGCCATTTCATTACTAGAAGCTTGTGTACTCCCTTGAATTGTATTTAATTTTTGAGTGGGATCATAATTAACAAATTTCATATCCTACCTCATTCTATAGTCGCGCTTAACCGTTACTATTGGTCCTTTATCTGTATACCCCACAGGGTCACCACCATATGTAGTCTTCATCTTGCCCCCTGCATATTGCTGTTTGAGACTATACATAGATGATGCGGCGCCAAGAATACTACCTACCATCGCCAAATTGCCTTGACGTCGTGCATTCTTAGCGGAAGCACGTGCGGCATTAGCCTCATTCTGATAGTTCATACCATTCAAATATTCGTTGTAAATAGCATTATTTTTATTCTGTTCCCAATTGTAGATGTCTTTGTTATATTCATCATAACTAGATGCCATTAACTGTAATGGGGACCCTGCCATTTGCAACCCACCGGCCCCTGCTTCTGCCGCATTCGTGCCGGCTATAAGTTTCATACGGTTATCCATCTTGTCACGCTCTTGTAATTGTTGCATGGCAATTTGCTCTTGTTTGCGGTCAGATATTCGCTTGTTAGCTTCTGCCGCTTGTGCTTGGGCGTTGTACATCGAAACTTGCGCTTTTGTTTGTTGATTTTGCGCAATCATCCCTATGCCGGTGCTGACTGCGGTTAAGATTGCCGCTGCGGGTAAGCACATATAAAGTCCTCCTTCTTGAGAGTAAATAATTCTAAATCGCCAACTTTTACAGTTGGATGAATAACGGCTCCAATCGATTCGAGCCATCGCTTTGTTTTAATGTTAGTTGTGTGAACGTAATTAAATAGCCATTCACGAGTTTCTAACCATTCACCAATAATTTGATTACTTAATTTGAGAAAACGCATCTGCCACCGTATATCGTTTTCTAATACTTTATTGCTTAGAAAATAAATCCCATACATTCCATTTACCGGTTCTTTTGCAATCCCATATACGCAAATAGCCACATCGTCTTCTACGACGACATGGCTATCATAATCAGATTTACAAATCTCGGAACAGAAATCCTTGAAAGGGTATAAACGATTCACCTCTTTGACTTCTATGGCATCTATTGCCCTTAGATTGACTTCTAAGTCGTGAATCAATTTATCTCGCCGTGTAGGCTCAATTTCATCAATTTTAAAGTCCCGGTACATCTCTTAGTCCTCCGCCAATTTCAACTATGCGAGTTATCGATAATAAATTAAATGGGAATGGATCACTATGCTGAATACATATCGATGTATCTGTTGAATAATTTGTCACCATTTTAGGTAAAATTACAGGCTTATCACCTGTAAATAGTTCATTTGGTGGCAGTGTAATATCATCCATTCTGTCAAATGTACGTCCAACTTTACCGCCAAACGATTTATAAACTCGTAATACCACTCGTGATACTGTAGCAACACGACCTTGTAAGGTGCCGTCTTGCATTTGCATTTCTACAGATGGAACACGAATTTTAGAGGTAAATGGTAATCCGATTTTGATATTGCTACCACTGACGTTTAATTGTAATAAGCCATCATCTGGCACAACCACATCCGGTTGTTGCTTACCATCAATTACAACTTGCACAGTTTGACCGCTCAAATGAGGAATGTTAATACTATCAATTGCATTACTCGACTTAAATTCGACATAGCAATCAAGAAATACATTCACATCATCAGAATACAATGGCACCATACGCTCGATGCATTTTACCTTTTTGCCTTGCAATGTTCGTTCAACAAGAGTATACAAGCTATCTTGCTCGCCCTCAGAAACAGATTCACAGTATAGATATTTACCATTTGTAACAAAGTGCGACCACCCATACACCTTTTGTTCCGGGATATATGTTAAACAATTAATCTCCCCATCATTACGGATGTAATAAATAATACTATCCGGGTCTTGCGCATATGCACTGGTGATAGTGAGATACCCTCTAACACGAGTCTTAACAAATAACGTTAGGTCTTGCCCTGTATAGTTATCAGACTCATAAGAGTACCCCATATCACGAACAGTGCCGCCACGTTCTTGAACGAATACACAGCGATTACCTATGAACTGTGGTTCACACGATAAGGCCCCTCGTTGCGTCTGTGTTTTTAGATTACAGTTGGTAGGAGTAATAGTCTTATCACCACTAACAATCCATTCATTACCGCTTGTAAGAATAATTAGATCATTAGCTGGTACAAGATGACGAATTTCGTACATTTTGCGATTAATCACCGGTAAGGTAATTGAGCTATCATCCGTGATAGTACCTTCAACCTTTTCAACGCCAAAGTTTGGATAGTCACCAGTGCGGCTCATCCAAATATAGTTGGGATTCTTATTAGTAGCAGCCACTACAAAACGGTCTTGATAAAATGTGCATAATTTTGGATATCCATTACTACGTCCCCAGCTCCCCATTTTCCATTTTGAAGTAGCTTCATTTTCAACAATACCATTTAAGATATTAACCTTCATGGTTTTAGCATCTACAAATTCTTTAAGTTCAATTATGCCCCATGTAGTATATGGAAGAATTGACAAATCAACATTACATTCACCGCTACTAATATCTGATTGAATGCGTAGTTTTGCATTTGGTTCGATTTTCCCGGCATCTGTTACGTTGTAATCATTTTTACTGGAATATGTACGATAATCTTTCCATGTAGCACCATCATTTGTAGTAATTTGTATCTTAACAGTACCAGTCCATGTTCCGTGCGTTGTAAATTTCCACGACAAATCTTGGTCTGTTGAATACGATTCTACATTGTAATTGATATTATTATATTCATTCCATTTATGAACTCCACTAAAATGTGTGCGTTTTTCTTTTTTTTCAACAACTGTACCAGTACTTTTAGTATGAACAGCAGAAACAAAATACCCAAGTTGCATTACCATGCCCACCATATCGGCGTTAAACATGTTCGTACTAGATTGTACTGTATCACTGGTCACTGTCACCGTAGCCTTTACATCAGTATTAATATTGTCATACGGTTGTTCCGTTAATTTGTATGCTTCAAGTCGCCAATCCGTATCACTATATCGTGATAGCGTTTGAATAGGGTACTTTCCACTACAGATGAACATTACATCGCCTGACTGGCTGCAATTCAAATCAAACAAGATATCGCTAGTGAAAGGAGTCGTAACTTCAATACCGGTATAAATTCCGTAGTTCCACACACGAATATATTTGTCGCCAAATTCGAGCATGAATGAATTATTAGTGTTTGTAGTAAATTCAAATAGTCGTGTTGGCTTATCGCTATATTTGACTTGCCCTACATATTGGCTGCCTTGACGTTTTGCAACGGCCCCATATGGGCGAATAACCACATTCTCCGCTTCCAATAAAGCACTTTTGTATTGCTCCAAGTCAAAGCGACTTGAAACATCCGGTGATACCTCACCAGTTGTAAATGCTAGCTGTGATATGTATATCGGATTACTCATTACCTACCAACCCCTCGCTTTCACATAGCTAGATATATAAACTGTATCTTGTTTACGTTCCTTTGCGTTCATTCCTTTTGCCTCTTGAACTGCCGCTTGATACAGTTTATACGCTTGGTCAAATAATCCCCTATCACCAGTAAGTGGCATAGCCAACGCACTAGCCAATTTACATTGCAACATGTACAAGGATATAGAATCCCATACATCTAAATCTGTCACATCATATATATAATCAATAAATGCTAGTGGCACATCACTCACTATGCATTTTTTGTTGTTTCCAATATTAAAGATGTTGTATTCCGGTTGCGATTCCGCATGAAAGCGATCGCCTTGTGGAATAACCCCTAATATCCGAATACATTGTTCCGGATACGCATATACGTAATTCCACCCATTAATTTTATGAGCAGACAATACCAATCTTTCATTTTTGCGAGCAAAATTCCATTCAAATTGTCGCAATACCAACTGTCTTGTTGCATCATATTGCATACGGCATTGACGGCCTTGCTCGGTTTCTTCTTCAAATGAGTAAAGCAACCCTGCATTAATTAATGCAAGTGCTTGATTACAGATGTCAGTAGGTGTCATATTTCCCCCTATATGGTAATAGAGGGATGCATAAGCACCCCTCATATTGTCACTTATTCTTCCGTAGCATCGGTTTTCTTTTTGCTTGTTTTCTTAGGCTTTTCGTTGCCAGTATTTTCATCTGGTGGATTTTCATTGCCGGTATTGTCACCCGGTTCTGTTTCAGGAGGCTTTACGTTTCCTACAAATTCAAAACAATCTTTTCCGAAATCATTGATCACATCTTCTGGAATGTCAATTGTTTCGCCTTTATCAACAAGGCCATGCATTGTTAGATACATTTTTTGTTTAGTTGTTACTAACATAATTACACCACCTTATCGAGCAATATTCGCATCAAATGTGAGGAATGCGGTAATAGTACCCGCAGTCATATTATTAGCATTGATTCTAATAAACTTTTTCGCACCAGCCGGAATACGCATTACACGTTCTTCACCAGCTTTTGCATTTTGTGGGAAAGTAATACCGGTTAACAACTTGGCATCCGCCATGTTTTCCTTATCAGAAGTATATACGTTAAATAAACCTGTACCGGTTACATCAACATCAACACGAATAACCATCCAAGGAGCGACAACTGCGTCGCCCCCTTCACCATTCATTACCACTTCGGAGTTTGTATTGGCTGTAATAGCCTTTTTCCAAAAGAATACATTTTCTTTATCAATCATCATAACTTGGTTACCCCCTATTATTTAACTTGTTGTTCGCCAATAATTAATGCATCAGTACGACGTACTGGAACGTCATTGAAATCAACAACGATTTTTCCCGGTTCTTTACCTGCTGCAGTTTGATATTGGTGACCTTTATTAAGTTGTTTGCGTAAGAAACCACGAACAGTTTTGTTCATGTACCAAACTGGACGACCCATACCAAGGTTAGGGATTTTTTCTTCTGCATCAATCATCAAGTCGATAAGGTCAGCACCTGCAGATGCATCTTTTGTAAGCTTAGATACATCAATATTCGCAATACGAACAGCATAACGCCAGTCACGTACTGTTAAACCCAAATCCCAAGAATAGTGAGTTTGGTATGCTTTATACTTTTTACCTTCACCGTCAAGCGCATCAACTACACCATCATTTTCCATTGTGAAGCCAGCTTTACCACCTTTAGGATAGAACCCATACATAGTATTAGGACCCCATACGCAAAGCCAAATGGAAGTCAATTGATTACCGGTACCACCTGCATCAATAAGGTTTTCAGCGGAACGAGCAGTCTTATCATTGTAACGTGGAGACAATCCGATAAATTTTTCAGGTTCAGATTTAGAACCATAGAATAATGTAGATGCCATTTCTTGGTTCATAGATTCCAAGAATGCACGATCTTCTTGTAAACGGAATTCAGCAGCATTGTTAGAAATATCCACCAATTTACGGTCAACAACTGCATAAGATTCAAGCATACCGCAGGCGTCTGTAATTTGTGCTGTTTTGGATTTATCTTGATTTACACCGCTATTAAATAAACGCCAAGTTGCCTTTGGTAAACCAGTACGAATGGTAGTCATATTACCAGTTTGAAGATTCCCTTCAAGCATTGTCATATCAGTTAAAACTTCATTGGTTTGGTTCATCATTTCAACAATTTTATCGAGATGACCATCACCTTTTACACGTTGCGCTACATCAAGTAGAGTAGGATTTAATGTTCCAATTGCCATTTAATTTCTCCTTATTTCTTCATGTCACTATAAATAGATTCAGCCAATTGTTGTTCAGTTGTAATTTCATGGCTGCCTTTAGAATTACCCACGCCCGGATCTTCCTGAACCATTTCACCAACGGCCGCAAATACCTTAATCATGTTGATGTTGTTGTCAATATGACTATCAACAAGTAATTGACGTAATTCCGGTACTGCTTTAGTTAGCGCTTCGATGCCTTTACCTGCAAGATCTACAGTTTCATCGAATTTACCGCCTAACTCTTTTTTAGCTTGGTCGTAATCCGCTTGTTGCTTTTCAACAATTGCTTGCTCTTGCTGCTCTTGATAAGCAGTCAAGATATTTTGTGCGTACTGACTGCCAAACTTAGCCAGCTCAACAGCCTGTTCTTGTGTTGCACCGACTTGATTAAGTAGTTTGCTAAAATCAGCAGACACAGTTTCATCAAGTTCAGTACCTTCAGGAAACACAGATTTGAAGTCATATACAGTTGGTTCAGCAGGTGGTGTATTATCACCGCCTAATGCAGATGGATTATTACCTTCACCACTTGGATTAGCAGGTGGTTCAGTAGGTGGCGTAGGATTATTTTGGTCCGGATTCGCGCCCGGTTCATTGCCAGTCATGCTATTGTTAGCTCCCATATTTTCTTCAGCCATTTTGTTTCTCCTTTTCGACTAAATTATTAAAATATTCTTGTTGCCCGATATATTCGAGCTGTGCTTGGTGGTACTGCTTAACGCCATCGACGCCTAATTTGTTTAGGTCACCATGGAATAACAGCCCTACCTTGCGCTTTCCTTCGTTGAAATATGTCTCACTGTTGCCAGTGAATGATTGCTTTAATATGCCCGAGCGATCCATCAGGCGACAAAAAAACCACCTACCCAGCTCTGTGCTAAGTACGTGGTTAAGCGCTTGCATATCTCGCTCTTGCATATAATCTTTAATTGTTTTCATCTAAACACCGTCCATTCCTAGCCACTGCTGTAGTGCAGGATTGCCATCATTGGCGGCGTCTGTTGCTTGTTTTGCTGCTCCAGCCAATTGAGGTGCTAATTGTGCAGCCTGAATCAATTGTTGTTGCTGTTCCTGTTCAGCTTGCGCCTGTGCTTGTTGTGCTAAGATTTCTTGATATTCGTCATCTGAACGAATAATCTTAGCCGGAACACCGAGATTTACACCGTATGTATTGGCCGCTTCCTCAAAGTTGAACTTGTTGACGATATTAGGATTAGCTTGTGCCAAACTCATGATGAACGCAAAATACTGTTCGATATTCACCAAAGAACTCATCTTTTGCGCTTGTGCTAACGGCGAGATATATTCAATCTTCACCTCTTGACCATTTAATTGGTCTAAGAGTTCCTCATCATCAACAGGTGGAAATACACCGGCACGATCTAGTACCGAATACACACGTTCAATGATTGGATTCAAGAACTCAGATAACAGCCGTTCAACCACAGGGCCTAATTGTTGGAGTTTTTCTTGAGTACGTTCCATAACTTCACGAGCCGTCATCTGGCCCTTGTCGATTTGGTCTAACATCAAGAATAAATCAGCACTATAGGCTCTCTTGATTGAATCTTCTGTAACTGCAATCTTGTTTTGAATATCTTGTAAATTGGACTGTACTGCAAACATCGGTTCAACTTTATGTTGCCCCTCAATCTCTGTAATGCCACCCGGATATAAATTAACCGTGCTAATGACATCAGATGGTGCTTGCATAGGAGGTTTAACGCCCAATTCAACGGCGGTCAGATAGTCAAATTCTAACTTCTGCAGCATTTGTGAATCTGGTTGAGCAAACCATGCGGCACCCTTACCGTAACCATTCAAGTCCATCGACGTATGCCGAGCAATTGGAATTGGCCACTCTTCAAAGCCACCATGATATAACACTTCATCGCTATTGCTACCATCCACCCAGTAGACGGACGAATACGGCATATTGCGACGTCCTAACTTATCCTTACGGTCTTTGTTAGGCTCAACCAACCAATTGACTGTGAATGATTGTTGCAAGCTGTTTCCATTGTCGTAAATATTCTTAACGTTATCTGGGCAATTTTCATATCCGAACTGTTCGACAATCTGATCTACTGTCATTTTGTATTTGCGGCCAAAGATATTTACGATTTCCTTGCTATTTGTGCTAATAGCATAGGTACCTATTGGATACGATGTGAAACGAACACCAGATTCACTGTCAGCAAATATCCCCATTGGAGCTTGCCCTATAGGCAATTCCATGTAAATTTGATGAACTACGCTGTAGAAATTAGATTTAGCAAGAACCGCATACAAGATTTCTTCACGTTCATCCAATAGTTCAGCAACTTGGCTATTAGCTGCTACGTCGATGTTCTCCATGGTTAGCTTAAACCATTTACGGCTTGGAGGCGTTAAGCCGCTCATGACACCACTGGCGAATATTTGGCAAGATTCCCAAGCTACAGGATTTAGAATTTTACCATTGTAAGGCTCTGATTGGTCGTCCTCACCATCAAATTGACCTATGAACGGCAACTGATAGTCACGCAACTGCTTCCACTTATTAATGTATCGTTGCTGCGCATTAAACAGCTGAGAGAATTTCTTTCGTAACTTCGTATAATCACGCTTAACAGGCTTAACACCCTCTGTAGGTTGTCTAGCTAGTAAAGATTCCATTTCCGCCATGCTAGCCTCCTAAAATTGATTTTTGACCACTTCCAGTTGGTCCTAAAATAGTAGATTCAAAGCCACGTTTGAATTTTCGTTTAGTTTCTGCCATTTCCTCACCAGTCTGATTGCTCATATTCGCTTGAACAGTCGGAGCCGGAGCAGGTGGTGTATAGTTAGCAGATGCACCTTTCATACACATCTTTATCCCTCACTTTCTACAATTAAAAAGGATTGTAACTCGTATTAGCTACAATCCTATTACCTGTTTCGCTTTTTTTAACGACCCGCGCAGCAAAGGTCAAAGCGAGAGCGTCCCCTTTATTTGGAGAAGGTAGCCCTCGGTCTTTCATATCTTTCTTACTTTCAAGTTGTATTCGTCCATTCTTATCGATGATCGCTTCAGGTCCTACGATATCATCATATAGTGCTTGGTCATTTGGAGGAATAGAGCCGCCCTCACGAAGCCATTCTTTCATTTGGCCCCACATGTAGGCCCTCATATTGAGATATACAGGGTCATTACTCTTGCCGCCAAACTCAATTAATCGCCATTTGCGCCCTAATTGCTTACCGATAGAATATATCCCTGTACCATATCCCATATCGATGAATACGGCATCTGCTTTGTATTCGTCCTCGAACTGAGCAATCAGTTGAGCCATGCGCCAGTCATCGTCATTTTTAGGAATAGATGCAAGCGACTTCATATAGTAGCCTTGCCGCATGACTATTTCTAAGGAGTCTGAACCAGTCCACGCAGGATCCACACCAATGATTACTGGTAAGTGGTCAAATTCTCCCGGCTTATAAGATTGTTTTTGTGCTTTGTCAGCAATTTCAGTAGAGATAAACTGCAAATCTGATGCGGAAGGGAATACACCACGAACACGAATTTTTACAAAGTCAGAATCTTCACCGTAAGCATCAACCCATTGTTGCAATTGTGCTTTATTGGATATTTTCACTGTACGGCTATCAATCTGATACGTTTTCCAATAATCTCTATACTTTCTAAAACATTCACGGAACCGCCCACTATTTCGAGTAGGATTACCAAAGACACACCAAAGAATTTCTGTATTGGAATCCGTAAGGGCCCCTTCAGTAACTTCCCAAATCTTATCAGAAATAGCAGATGCTTCATCAAAGATAACCAATATCCGATTACCTTGATTATGAAGACCTGCGAATGCTTCCGGGTTTGAGTCGCTCCAAGGAATGGCATCAATACGCCAAGTTTTCTCATATTTTTTATCACTGCAAAATATTGCTGTTGCCGTGTAAGTAAATAGTTCTTTACCAACAAACATGTTGTACCACTTGCCAAGTTCCGCCCATGTTTTAGATCTTAACTGTGTATCGGTATTTGCTGTTACAACGCCACGAGTATTTTCATGAGTAGCTATTGAAAATAGAGTAATCCATGATACATCGGCAGATTTACCGATACCATGGCCAGATGCGTGAGCAGTACGAATTGCAGTCTGTAAAGACTTACCTTTCTTTAATTGTTCACCTAGATATTTTAAATGTTCTTGTTGCCATTCATCAGGCCCCTCCATATTCTCCAATGGCGTCCCGGGCTCTCCCCAAGGAAAGGCAAAGTACACAAAACCCAACGGATCATTAGCAAATGATGCAAGTGCGTCAATCAGCTGTGCTTTGTTGTACTTCATTAGATCTACTCCGTGCTTTTTTCATACGGTCAGAAATATCAATTTCTACTTCTGCAGATAATTTAACCTTATCAGTAAATAACATATGCCGTTTACCTAACAGTTCAGCTGCTTTCGTTTTATCGGCAACAGATACATCTAAACCAAACGCATCTTTTTCTTCGCCACGCACAACCCTAGTCAAGTATTCCAACACTTCATCAGCCGTTGCGATTGTGTTTTTGCTGCGTTCGTTCATGACTGCATCTATATATTGGCGCACGTTTACTTTTGTCAACAACTGACTAGCTTTACTTCTTGCCGTCTTTTCTGAATATCCAGCCGTAATTGCACTCTGTGTTCCGTTGGTGGTCTTAACGTATTCATCAGCGAATATGCGTTCTTTCTTAGTTAGTTTTTGTGCTAATTCTTCTATATTCGTCAATGTTATTCACCACCTTTATATGTCTTAACTAAAAATAGCAACACCTCATGTTGTTTGGTGCTGCTATACTCACTTTCTTTTTTATAGAGTTGTCCTTGTTTAAAGGTCTTACCCTTTTTGTACTTTTCAGGGAATGTTAGTTTATATTCCTCTTCCGTGTACATTCGACTGACTATGTATACCTTACAAGGCTTATCATATTTACTCCATGATTGCCTTGTATCTACAACGTACCGCCTACCATTCATCCGTAATGCGGTTAATAGTTTTCTTATTGTTGGTTGGTAATTCACATCCAACACCACGCTCCAGATTGTTTAATCGCTTTAATCATTTAAGTACTTCGCCACCTTTCCTTTTTAACTTGCCATGTGATCTAACACATAAGCCACATTTATTTTTGCTTGCACTACTATGTGTAATATATGTTTGACACCTGCCGTTGTATTCGATTGTTTTGGCAGTACATATGCCATGTTTGTCATTGTTTAGACAATGTTTTCTATCGCAATGTATCTGTGTCATTCTTATACCCCTCTGATAGATTTATACAAAAAATGAGATATATCCACGTAGATATACCTCATTATGTGATAGTTTTATTCATTTTTATTGTGTTGATTATTCAAAACTAAAGTTATACCGTTGGACTTCTGCCAATGTAACCATATAGGAGTTAGCGTTCCTTCTAATTCTCTATATTATGATTAGTTCCTAGGAAACAAATATAACTTCAGTTTTCAACAATCACTCAAAACTAGGTGCGTTGTTGATGATATGACAATGTATGCTATTGAGTTCAACCATGAAAAACAAAGTTAAAAAATAAACACACCTAGTTTTCAATGATCATTACACACTCAATACCAACAACTAACAATTTGATGGATCGTGTTGTTTCCTTGGCAATCAATTATGGTTGCGCTGCTACTCTGTGTCCATCGATGACTTGTTCTATACCACATTTCGCCCATATACAACAAAGGCGCACTCTTATGTGGGTGCGCTTGTTGTTGTGTTTTGATTTACCTTTACAAGGAAAGAGTGAGTAAAGTCGCTTAGTGGCAACTTCTACATATATATTATACCTAATAGCAAAGTATAGGTATACTGACATTTACTGACATTTACTGACATTTACTGACATTTTGTGATATCTTTTTGGCTACTTCAATAAATGCTTCATCTCTATATCTCAAAGCTTGTCTTTCTTTAAAATGTTCTTCGTAAATTGCACATGCTTGTTGTGTAGTCATACCTAATATGTATTCTGCTCTTAGTATCTTACTACCAATAGCAGCATGCAAATCGAATAACAAATCAGTTGCATCACATTTATACTTTTTTAACTCATCAAGCCGTCTACGGTGTTCCTTTTCTATGTCAATAAATCTTGCAACGCTATTTTCCAATCCACAAGGAACACCGCCACCACTTACCCTATCTTTTGAGTAATCAATAGCACTAATCGTTGTTATGTTACTTTGTAATTCCTTTATTTCCATCACCATTAACTCAAGGTCTTTATCTACTGTTTTTAACGGCTCTAGGTATTCCTTAGCACTATTTATTAATCTCTTTTCTTCCTTTGACAGTTCGCTCAAATACAAATCACCTCAATCCTTAAATGCGCCATTAATAGCTAGCATATAAACCAACACGCTCCATGTTACAAATATAATTGCATTTGCCCATCCATCTTTGGTACTACCTACCGCAATTAACAAACAAAAGAATAAAAAGTACATCATGTATTTATACCTCTGCTAGTTTTGCGTATCTCCAAGAAAACACATAATCATTGTTTTCCGTAGTCCATGATGTTGTACCACTCAACCAAGAATATACTTTTCCGTTTTTATAAAACGCAAAATGTCGTTTTTCCCAATCATCACCACCACTCTGTTTTACCAGTATAGGTGTATCAACTGGCACTTTATCCCAATCAATAATACCTAATTCTTCTCCTATGTTTAAAACCCCACATTTATCTATATCAGGCATTATCTTTTTTATCGACTCAACACATTTAGTACGTTCACCACTTATTATGTCTAATACATTATCAATCACAACTGGCTCTTTTGTTGTTAAGAACACAAGATCACCAGCAGTCTTAACATAATATCTCCACCCATCATCATATAACTTTTGAAATAACCACTCTCTACCTTGTTTATCTGTGATCATACTCTACCCACGCTCCTTTATCCTCATTCCAAACAAACATCACTTTATCTTCCAAGTCAAAATCAAATCCATCACCTACAACTTTACCGATATAAAATGTATTCTCATCACTCCCTACCGCAAGCTGGCACAAGAAATTAAATGCATCTTGATAGCTTTGAGGTCTTATGTAAAAGTCAGAGTGTTCTACATATCCGCTATAATTTAACATTTCCATTGGTATTTCCCCATTGATAATGAATTGTATATTTGATGTTTGATTTTAAGTCTTATTTTATCCACAAAAAAATCCAACCTCATGCAATGTTCAATCTCAAACATTGTTGATAATTCTGTAATAGTAATATTTGATAGCTTATATATAATTTTTATGCTACAATCCTCTCTTTCAACATCAGGTTTATAGATTGCATCACCAATAACGATTGTTAAAGCACTAGATAACAACTCTAAATTAATCATACACACCACCATATTGTTTATCGATTTCATATCTATATTGTGATATAACTTGTTTCTTTATATCCAACGCAAGCTGCTCTAACGTAAGATTTAAATATTCTAATTTAATCAATGGTAATTCTATACCTATATTGATATCACCATATTTGTAGATAATACTAAATCTATCAAAATCATATGTAACTTTAGGTTCTAGCAACTCATCGTTATAAACAAAGGTCAATGCACGTTGTAATGTGTAAATCGTATCTTCCATACCAATTCTTTTTATATCGTTATAAATCCTCATACTCACCTCTTATAACCCTATTTCTTCACATTTAAGACCTTTGGCTACAACACGATCTATAAATTTAATCATCTTGCCATATTCTTTTTGCGTGATAAAACCATCATTATATGCCTTATCTATAAATTGTTTATGTTTTGTAAGCATCTGAAAGTCAACGCAACTATATGCCATTTTCTTTAGTTTTAAATAATAAGACCGCATAATCACCTCTTATGATAGGGCGGATATTTCACCGCCCATATTCTAATCATCAACAAACATTGAATAATATGTGTTTAAACATGATAAGTGTCATTCCGATTAATAATGTAAAAATCCAAACGATCATACATATCAACAATGCATTGAAAAATCCATCTTTCTTACACATTATTTGCCACCCATATCCTCTATAATCTTTCACCAATCAAAATTACATCATCACATTCTTTTTCAATCGCAACACACATTACATCAACAATATCATTATTTGCCGTTAGCAATTTAACATCACTTTCTCCAAATTGATGTTCATCAATCAGATCGATTAATTCATTCCATGTCATTTTATTATCCTCCAATAATTAACCAATACAATATAAAAGCTATACTAAAAGCCACAAATACTATTAATGCGATTAAATAAATTAATGCTCCTATATGTGCTGAAGCATGTATCTTTTGTTTTCTTTTATGTTCACGTCCCAATTCCAATAACTCCTCAATAGAGATATTGCACGTACGCTTTTCTTTTGGGTTATACATTGTTTGCTAAACACCACCTATTAACGCTTGTTTAATCATTTGCCAGTACTACCATAACCGCCAGCGCCTCTTTCTGTTGCGGTTAATTCGTCTACTTCTAATACATCTACCATTGCTACTGGTACGATGATTAATTGTGCGATGCGATCACATCTAAATATTGTGTAGTCATTGCACGATACATTTTCATATGCAATACTCAATTCACCTCTATAGTCAGCATCAATAATACCTACACTATTTGCACATCTTAGAGGTGTTTTACTCATGCTACTTCTCGGCACAAGTAACCCCATACAACCTTTTGGAATTTCAACTGCTACTCCTAAAGGTACTTTCTGTTGACTATCCGCAGGTACTTTGATGTGAAATGGGCAATATAGGTCTAACCCAGCTGCATCCTTACTACCTCTTGTTGGAAGTTGTGCGTATTCATTAATCAATTTCACTTTCATTTGTTCCATTACGTTCCTCACTCCATTCACTTTCTTTATAGATGCGGAAGAAATCGTCCGCTTTCATTACTACTAACCACGGCTTGTTGCTCTTCTTCCAAGCTACTATAGGTATTGCGCCATTGTTTGCTTGTTTTGCATCGTGTTCCGCCTGCTCGTATGCTTTACGGACATTCAGATTTTCAACAAATTTAACTTCTTGATGTATGTTAGGTAGGCCTACACAGTCCGATGCATCGCCTGTATTACCGCAATATTGTGCAGTTCTACGGACTTTATCGAACCCATTGGCTCTACATACATCACGCCACATCCGCTCACCTCTAGCACCTTTTTGTTTACTGTTTATTGGCAACGATCATCACCGCCATCTTTTAAGCATTGATTACATGCTTTTTGATACACATCAACATAAATCTCTTGTTTATCTCCGTTATATGTAACCTCGATATACTCTTTGATATGTACACCACTTACCAATGCTTTCCAATTTTGTAACGTTTTGCAAAACCAGACTATATACATATCCATAGGTGCTATTTCATTAGCGTTATACCCAAACTCATTAAATAAAACTGTTCTTGCTGCATTAATTGCTTTTTCTTGAAATTCATTCATATTTATCTCTCTTTTCTATTCTGCAAACTCCATTAAATTTGTTTGTACTTTTACATCACTCAACATTTCCTCTTTAGCTTTAGCGTACATTCTTCTATCGATTTCAAACCCATATGCACTTCTTCCTAGTTCCATAGCTGCTCTTAATGTGCTACCACTACCAGCTACTGGGTCAATTACTACATCGCCCTCATCTGTGAATATTTCTATCAAGCGTTTCAATACACTTACAGGCTTTTGCGTTGGGTGGATATTAGGAACGATATTTTTGTTATCACGTTTCCATTCAAAGTGATCAAATATCATTTTCTTGTTGTTATTAAACTTAGGAAGTTTTTCACGGTATAAAACTAGCGCATATTCAGTCGCACCAACAATACGCATATTTGCTTTTAAAACTTGCGCACTATAATTTTTATTAAAGGTAATAGGAATATAATTTTTAAAACCGTGTTTATTTGCGTACTCAATCACCATTGGTTGCTGTTGATAACTACAAAAAACTATCATGCAAGGTGCTTGTCCACGTTCTTTAGGTTCTTTTTTTAGCAACCGATTGCAAAAGTGAAAATACTCTGCAATGTTAAAGTTATAATCAGAATTAAAGAATGCTTTACCAGCTTTTTTGCTTTCACCATTCTTGTTATCGCCGTCTACATACCACATAGGATTGCTGGCATAGGCATTATTTCCTAGATTGTATGGTATATCAGCAATCACCAACTGTGCTTTGGGTATTCCATATCTTTTAAAATTCTGGAACAATTCGATCTTCATCACTCACTCCTCTACATATTGTTCACATCGTTTTATAATATCTTGAATTAATTTTAATGGAATATTAGAACGTGAATTATACCTACCTCCAATACTACTTAATTGATGCCATTGTAATTTAGCTTTTATATTGTTTTTCATTAACTTTAAATCGATATTACTACCAAACTTTGTTGGCTTTTTAATAGGGTAATCATAGTTGTTATAATATGTTAGATTTTCATAAGGAATATCAAACCCTATTACATTTGCTATGTATTCCCATATCCGCCCATATGCTGGGTTTTCAATCACGAATACTTTAGGTTGATAACGCTCAATAATTTTTATCGTATTATAAATACACATTTCACCATTAATCCGTGTTAAGAATTGTTTATCATAATTATATTGAACACGATTATATTCAAATTTATTACGAATTGTAAATTTACTATTTTCTTTGATTTCACCAAATAATGAAGTGATGCTGTTAGGCTCACGTTTCCAACAAGCATTTCCATTTATCATTGCACTAGCATTACTCCATGATTCACAAGGCGGACTAGCTAGGATAACATCAGGTCTATCTAGCTTGTCCAACTGTTCCCATAGTGCTTTTGGTTTATGTAGAGTATTAACTGCAAGGTCTTGGTTGATACACGCATCACCAATGCCTATTGATGTGATCGTGTGTTGCCCCCCCATATTCACGTTATATTCATCTACCGCTTGACGATAGCAGCCGTTGCCATCATCAAATAGCCCCCATATATGCATCCTATATTCCACTCACTCCTTACCATGATTGACTATAACTATATTCGTTAAAATAAACTTCTACATTTGTACATTTCTTCCTTAAATCTACATTTGCTATATACAAGTAATCACCAGCAATAAAGATTACATCATGTGTTCCATTAAACCTTTTTCTACTAGCGACTTCTTTATATCTAGTGTTCTTGCATAATTTCCTTATTGCCTTAGCAGCATATATACGTTCAACTCCCATATCTAAACACCTATACTAGAACGGAACATTTTCATCGCCACCATTGTTTTCAAAACTATCAAAGTTACTAGATGCAGTTTCATCATTTGTTAGCGATGTTCCAACAAAGCCAGCTACAACTTCTGTTACGTAACGTTTCTGACCATCTGCGGTTTCATAAGAACGTGTTTGAAGTCTACCCTCTACAAATACTCTATTGCCTTTACGCAAGTTGCCTACACTTTCACCTAATTTCCCCCAAGCCACACAGTTGACGAAAGCAGTTTGTTCTTTTGTTTCATTTGTTGTGGAGTCAATATAGGTGTTAGTTGCTGCTACTGTGAATGTGGCCACCGCACGGCCACTTTGGGTATAACGCACTTCTGGATCACGTGCTAAATTACCTAGAATTTGTACTGTATTCATCTAAACCTCCTTAATATAATCTTTAATTCGATATGTTTTTGTTTCTTGTACCACAAATGCTCGGTTCTCATAACCATGACGTTTTTCCCATGCTTGAAATACTTTTGTTAATTCTTCACTTAGTTCGTCAATGTGTTCATTTTTAACATCTTTCATGTAATTGTCTGACCATTCAGCGATTTCATCATCTAAGTTATAATCACATACATCCCAAATTACACGCTCGCCGTCTACCTCTGGCACATATTGGTATGGATGACCGACTTCTATTGTTGTTTGTAATAACTCTTCTCGACTTAAGCTACCAAAATCGCCGTAGTCGTATTCGTTATCTACATAATCTGCGATAGCCATTTCAATGCTATCTTGCGGATCACCAGCCACTTCATCATCAACCCAACAATACTTTGTTTCATCTTTAACTAACATAATCTATCACTCCTTACCAATAACTGATTTGATTTAATGTTGCCTCTGTATCGTCAACGTACACATCGTAGCTAGGATGAATATGGCAATCGACTGTTGCCTCGTTTCGCATTATTTCTAGCAAGTTTTCAATCTTTACTCTTGCTTGTGCCTCGCTAGTTGCCAGCACTTGAAAGCTAATATTGAAATTGACATTCACGCTGACATCAAATTCTTTCACTCTTTCTTTCATTTATCCCCCTATTGCTTGTTTTAAAAGCGCCTTTCCACTATCTGACAAGTTACTTTGTTCAATTACTTTCGCTGCATTAATTGGTTCTTTTGCCACTTCCACTAGGTTTCCAGTTGGTAACATTTTAATTGTTCGTTCACCACTTTCTAATGCCATTCGTTCTTTTTCTGCTTTTTGTCTAGCCTCTAGCAATAAGCCATTATTTTTAATAGCATTTGCCATCTTTAATCTATGTTGTTCTCTAACCGCCATTTGTTCATATTGTTTGATAAACTGCGCTCTACAACTGCTTTCGTTGTAATCATCGCCCCTACGTGGATCAAAAGATGACCATATAGATTTGGCACAAGTTAAGGTTAAGCCGCTTAATCGTTCTAACCCTTTATCATAGCCATAACTTTGTGCAGCCTTGATTACCATTTCCCATGCCCCTTGTGCGGTGTCCAATTCTTGAACATCATTTACATAGTCGCTAATCTCTTTTGCTTTCTTTCTAATCGTTGCTACGCTAGGTAGATATTCATGTGTTTTGATTAACTCTTCAACTGCAGCACTCAATGTTACTGGGTTAATATCACTTAACATAGCAACATATAATTCCAACTTCTTTTTATCAATATCTTTCTGATACATGACCGTAATCGGTGCTATCGCAGTTAGTATATCCGACTTCCTCATTACTCATCCTTTCCTCTTGTTCGTACATATCAATCAATTCATTAACACTATCAATTCGTCTTTCAGTTTCTGACTTAGCAAGCGACTGGTTTAAATATCCCTCAAACTTTGTACCAAATAATGTTTCAGGTCTAAGGTATGGTTCAAATTTAGTACCCATCCATTCAGAACATTTTTTATCAATGACAATCTTAAAATCGTCTATCGTAAAGTGTTCTTTCATTCTCGCCTTTATCAGCGTTCTAGTTTTCTGTGTTGTACTTCTATAATTTTTGTTAGTTTTAGAGTTAAGATATTCAATGATTTCATTTATAGAATTAGAGGTGTTGTCATGTTCAACATGACAATGTATTTTATTTATCTCTAACTCTTTCTCTTTCTCTCCGTAACCACTTTGTAACATTGGTGTAACATTGTTACGCTCCAACTTATCTTTTTTAGCTCTACACTTACGCATTCTGCTAGCCGCAGCTGTTTCACACCCTGTACTATCTTTTGTATCTGGTAGATAGTATTCTTCATCAGAACACATTTCAAGCAGTCCGCTTTTAAGTAAGTATTGTACAGTTATTTGCACATTCTCTTCTTTTTCATCAAGATCTAATGCAAGCTCCGATGCAAAATCATCTTCTAAACCATCAAAGTAAAGTTTTCCATCACTCATGATTGAACGTAGTAACATTTTGAGATAGATAATTGTATAGGTATCACCACCAGCAATCTTTCGTAATCTTTTAATTTCTTTTCTTTGGAAGAAGTCTTTGTGCAACTTCAACCAAAAGTATCGTTTTGGTTCGCTCATATGCTAACCATTAATTTTACCAACGCTTGGTTGCGTTTGATTAATTACATCTAATACATCCTTTAGCTCTGTAATTTCTTTTTCATTTACTTTGTATTCGGCTTGCGTTTGTTCTAATTTCTCAATGCGTTTCTTAACATATAGTTCAACAACATCAATTCTTTTCATATTGTTTCATCCTTTCCATAATGATTGTTTCTAGCTTTAATTTTGTTTCCTTTGCAAATACTCCATGTGCTAGGTTCTCATGGCAATATCTACACAAACACGCTAGGTTATTTAGTTCGCTTGTACCGCCTCTACCTCTAGGCAAAATGTGGTGAACATCTGTAGCAGGTGCGCCACATATTACACAACACGGATAGCCATCTATACTATCTCGTTCGATAGCTTGTGGTCTTGTTATTTTATAGAGTTTATCATCATTCCTTTTTCGCTTGTTCATTCCCCCACTCCTTAACCAATGATTGAATGTAATCGCTATCATCAAGTTTTATTCCGAGTTGGTTACACTCATCAACCAAGCAATCAATTAGCCTTTGCATTTCTGCAACTGTGTATACTGATGATCCGTGGTAGCACATTATGTTGTGATAACCTTTGATGCTTTTACACTCGCCAGCATCTTCTGCTATCCAACCGATGCCGTGTGCTTGCCATATTGTTATGTAGCGTTCAACTGCATCCTCACGGACTGGAACATATGTGAAATATCCACAGTCCTTTATAGCTTTTTTGTACACATCTTCTTTTGTTGTGTAACTACTTTTGCTTAACTCAACTGCAATCTTCTGTGCTATAAGCCAGCAATAATAATTGGCATTTAGACTTCTTGATTTAGTTTTGCGTTTGATTTCTACTGTGTACTCTTTATCAGTAGTAATCTTTGATAGATCATTGTCATGTGGTGCTGGTATTACTACCATTACACCTAGTGGGCTACGAAGTATATCAATATTACTTGTTGTCCACTTCATAGCCTTTTACCCAGTCATAAAGTTTAGACATTTGGTCTCTTGTAACGTTATCAATCACAACAACACCAAACATTTCTGTTAATTGGTGTGCTACTTGTTCTTCACTTAACCCATGTTCTTTTGCCATCTTCAAAACGATTGCGTATGCATTGTGAGGGTCAAATTCTTTTTCTTTCTTTTCCTTTTCTGCCGCTGCATTGATTTTGGTATCTTGTAAACCTCGATATACATCAGCGCCTACACCAATCATTTTTGCTGCAGTACCTAATGCATCGGTAACCGCCATCTTAAATGCTTCATCATTTCCGTGGTAACCATTTTTATCTTTGTAGATTAAGAAATCTCCACCATAACCCGGAATTGGTTTACTCCATTCTTCACCATCTCTTATATAGAGATTTACTTTTACATAAAGCATCGTTTCGCCAGTAGCTTCTACCAATACTTGTTCTGTATCTACAATGTCAAAGTACCAACCAACACCACACATACCATAAACTTCGGTTAATATTTCCCATCGCCATTGAGGAGAAATGTCATATTTCCCTTTCAATTTCCCAAAGTCAATTATCTTTAACGCTGATTGCGGTACAGTTTTTACCGAATTATATCTACTATCCATCTATACCTCTTTGTACTTGTAACCACGCATTTCTAAGAAATCAGTTAAATCTTTTACATCATCTTCCGTTAAGTCATAAACAGTTAATGAAAAACCAGTTTTAGTTTCTATAACTTCGATTTTTTCAACTGTTTCATTTATGATGCTTGCTCGTGCAGCCTCTTCCATTTCGTTGCGTTCAGCGAATTTTGCATTAATCAATTCTCTTGCTTGATCTAGTGGCATATCTTTTACAACATCCCAACATTCATCAAATGTAATTGGTGTTGCTAGTTCGTATTGTTGGTTACAAGTATCTACAACAAACTCAATCATGCCTTTTTTCTCTGCTAAGATTTGTTTATAATCATCATCTGATTGTTGACGCTTTGAGATTTCAATCATCATTCCCTCAATGGAAATTTCAATATCTTTCATCTTTGCAGTTTTATTTAACCAGCGTTTATCATGTTGAAGTTGATTTGCGTACTCTTCACGCACTCCATATTTTTCAACCATCTTTTCGATAAACTTATTGATGGCATCTGTTTTAGCTTGTGCCTCTTTTTCATCAAAGTATTTGATTTGTTCTGCAAGTGGTTTTTCTGCATCGTAAACAACTTTCAATACTTCGTTTACTTCTTCTTCAAACAACTCAATAGGTCTTTTGAGTTCACGTTTTTTCTCTTTACAGAATTTATCAAGTGTTGTCCGATACTTAACAATTTCATTCTTAGCACTTACCATGTCTTTATAGTTTTCTTCCGTAACTACAAGTCCTTTGTATTTTTCTAATTGTGTTTCAAAGTAAGATTTGATTTCATCTTTATTCCACTTGAATACTTGTTCATTTTGACTTACAACAGGTGTTAAATTAATTTCCATTTGTTTTCTCCTTTTCAAATGTATTAAGTAACTCATTTAAGAGAGCCATTCCTTTTTGTTTTTCACACATATCTTTTGTGACTTCTAAAAATGCTACAAATTGCGTTATATTAAGATTTTTATGTCCAAAGTTATAAGCAGCTGAAGCCAAAAGTACCGCAATTTCTATTTCCCCATTATTAAATTCATCTTTATTTAAGATAAATTCCATATCATGACCACCATCATCTTTAGGTGTCAATATGATTTCAATTTTCTTTTGCATGTTTCTTCTCCATGTTATAATTTATTTAGGTTATTTTACCTAGCTCGCTAGCTGTCCAAGGCTAATAGCGGGCTTTTTCTTTTTCGTATACATCAGCGCACACCCAAACAAGTCCGCCTGTAATGATTTGTAATAAGAATTGAACAAACCCAATTCTATCGATCTCAAGGCTTCCCATGGATCCAATAATCCATATGAAAGCCGCCCATTTTAAAGCAGTAATCATAACTTCAAATCCCCTCCTACCATAACCAGTAAATCACTGGTTATTTTTCTTATAGTATTTTTAAGTTTTTCGTTTTCTTTAAGTAAGCTATCACGCTCCCTTTCTAACTTCCTGTATTGTAGTGGACTGTATTCGTCTACGATCCCCACAAGTGCGTCTACATCTTTCTTATTGAAACGTACTCCGGGGAGGTCTTTTATTTCACGTAGGATGCCGCGTTCCCTAAGATTGTTGACACTACTTTCACTGCATTGAAGCAGTTCTGCAACATCCTTTATTGTGTAGACTATGGGTTCCATACTGGAATCCTTGACTCTACTTTTGCCATTCTATCCGCTTTGCGGCATTCTTTGATTTTGCCGTGGATAGATTTTCTACATAATTTGCTTGTATGCCGTTTTGCGAAATAATCTTTAATGATCTTTCGCCAGTATTCAGCATACTCAGCGTTACGACCTGCCCAGCCAAATACAGTTGATGTGTTTCCATAGACCTTATTGGCTACTAATAGGTCTTTTTGATTTTGTACTAACATTTAAACCACCGCCTATTAAGAAATCGGATTAAAGCAACGACCATATACGTTTTGATGAGAACCCGGCTTTCCGTAGTGTCTACGAAGCACGTCGGATTCGTTTTCACGAGCCTTATTTATGGCTTCATCCTGAAAACATTCCCAACCATAGTTAGTAATATTTTCTATCCCCCATATCTCCCGTTTGTAATCAAGTTCGTCATTCATTACAGTTGAAAAACTGTTGTTTAGGGCATCATTAAATTTTCTGTTGATGAACTGTTTCATGATTTTTCTCCTTTTCTACTTAAAGTAGACTAATAAGGCAAAAGAATATCATCCATGGTTACAGAATATAATCGACACAATTCATTCAAATTCCCATAATCAATTTCTGTTTTTCCATTTTCCCAGTTATTGATTGTAACCTTAGATTTCTTCATTTTTCTTGCTACTTCTTCTTGCGAGAGATTTGCGTTGACTCTCGCCGCTTTTAAAGAAATTTTCAATCGCTTCAATGTATCCCTCCTTCCTTTGATTATTAGTATAGTTTACTTAAAGTAGAATGTCAATACTAAAAGTAAACTTTTTTATAAAATGGTATTGTATTTTACTACTTTAAGTATTAATATATAGATACGCAGGAGAGGAGAATAGGAGCTTATTATGGATTCTAATTACAAAAGAGTGTTTGCTCAAAACCTTAGCAATTTATTAGCAGCAAACAAAAAGACACAAGCAGATTTAGTGGCTGATTTGAAGTTAAATAAATCAACTGTTTCAACATGGGTTAATGGAACTAAGATGCCTAGAATGAACAAAATTGAACAGTTGGCTAATTATTTTGGTGTAGAAAAATCAGATTTAATTGAAGATAAGTCAGATATAAATGACCCATATTACATAGATCCGGAAGTAGCGGAATACGCAAATAAATTGAAAGACAATCCTGATATGCGATTACTATTTGATGCTGCTGAGGATATGTCTACAGACGACATTAATTTTGTAGTAAATTTGATTGAGGGGTTAAAGAAACGCGAGGGGAAATAAACTATGTTAGAATTCCTTTTCATTCTTTTATGTCTAGTTATCTTAATACTATTTGCTTATTTAAAGCATAAGAAAGATAACAAACCAACATTACTAGATAAATTACATTCATCTAATAGTCTTAATGAAATAATCTTATTAAACGAAAAAATAAAATTAGGATTATACGATTTTTATGGATTGGCCAATCTTAATGAGTTTTTAAATATCTATACCCAAGAACTTTTTAAGGGATCCGGAGTTACGTCACCAATAGGTTATTTTACATCTATTCACGACTTCAAAAATTATTTATACGATATTTCTAAAAATTCCCCTATTCTTACGATGAATGAGAAATCGTTAATAAAAGATAAAATTATAGTTGACAAAATTTCATTAGATTTAATCTTTATTATGTACCTTAATGAAGTACATGATAATAATATGGCGATTAGATATATAATTTTAAATTACATTGATAAAGGGAAAATCAAAATAAGTGATTAATTTCACATAAATGGGGAGTGTTGTTATGTGCATTAATTTAGTATTTACTCAATTAAGAAAGACCCAAACAGCAGTATTACATTTAAACGAAGATGGGAGCCATACTATTTTAGTTAATCTTAATAAGTCATTAGAGGAACAAAGGCTTGGCGTATTACATGAATTAAGTCACATTAAATATAATGACTTTAATTCAGTTAGCCATGTTAATGTTATTGAACACATTGCTCATGATCGGGACTTGAGTAATAGTGACATTGATGAAGAAATATTTTATCACGTGGTTAATAGTAAGGATGTGTAACCATGCAATACAATATGACGGTTCGCAAAAAAGATGGCAATTACCAAATAATTGTCAGCTATAAAGACGGTATAAAATGGAGGCAAAAATCCAAACAGGGTTTTGCTACTCAAAGAGAAGCAAAGCTCTATGGACAAAAAATTATTGATGAATTAAAAAAGACTGTCACCAATCCACTTGATGACAGTCTAAAAGATATAACGCTTATTCAATTTTATCAGATTTACATTCGGGAAAAGATTAATATATCCGCCAATTCAATACTAATCTACAATAATATCATGGAGAAATATTGTGAGCCCTTACATGACAGAAGAATGCGTGATATTACCCATTCCGATATTTTTACATTGATTTCTAATTTGTCAAAATCAGCGGCAAGTAAAAATTTGTGTATTGTATTACTACGTGCCGTTTTTAATTATGCAATCAATCCATATCGGTTAATTCGCAATAATCCATGTGCCGCCATTAAGAGATATCGTAAACAAAGTACACGATCAATCACAACAATTCCAATAGAAGATATGGACATGCTTTTACATAATATTGAACATAGTCACCCAACGTATTATTTGTTATGCAATATAGCAAGATATACAGGCGCGAGGTATGGTGAGATTATAGCATTACAATGGTCTGATATAGACTTTGACAATAATACTATATCGATTTCTAAGCAATGGGCACAATGTGAACGTAATAAATATGACTTTAAATTACCAAAAAGTAAAAATAGTATTCGTATAATTCCTATTCCACCTATACTTTCTAATTTATTAAAACAGCATCAATGTAACGGATCGGATAGATTATTTCCATTTCGCACTAGTCGAAGCAGTCAATTAAATGAACTGATTCAACGGTTCCTTCCCGGAAAATCAATTCATATGTTTAGACATACATACGCTACTACATTATTAGGCAATAATGTAGACATACAGACTGTTGCCAGTTTACTTGGAGATAATATAAATACGGTTATTAAAACATATATCCATTTTTCAGATGAAATGAGAAAAAATGCTGCGGATAACGTGGCAAATATTTTTGGTTAATTATTTTTGACGATTATATGACGAAAATCTATAGAGCCCTATTTATCAACGTATTCTATAGCTTTATTTTATAATATATGTATTATACCATTAAAAGAGACTAAATATAATAGAAATAATAGCAC